TTATTTTTTATAATAATTTATAGGTAAAAGTACCCCTCTTGCAAAAGGGTACTTATATGCAGGTAAACACATATCAAATGTAAATTCTTTTAAACCTTCTTCTTTTAGAATATTAAAATCTCCATCATTAATAAGTGTCACAACCTTATTCTTATTATTAATTTTAGTTGTAATAGAAGAAGGAGTAATAGGGACCAATATTCCATCTAAATAAAAAATATATCCTTTATCTATCATAAAATTATTCATAACTTCCCTCCGCTGCTATCGCAATACCTTCTTCTATTTTATTTGTCATATAGTCTACAATATCATCTAAGTCAAGAGCACTAGCAACATGTTGAGTTATTCCACCAACATCAACTTTTACTTCTGCTGTTGTAAATCTATTAATAGCTTCTCTTTCTGCTAAATCTCTCAAATAACTAATTTCATCATGTGATAAATCTAATATGTCTCCAGCTTTCTTAGTATTTTTATCTATATTTTTTAATAAATCATTAGACTTAGCTACCTCAGGATTAGTAGAATTACCAAATTCTGTATTAGTATCTATTCCAGTTTCAGCATTTTTACCAAATAAACTAAAATTAGCACCTTTTTCATAACCTTTATTGTACATATCTTTCAAGCCTACTCTATCCATCATAACTTGAGTTGCATCCATTCTTTTTAAAGTTATTTCATTGCCACCAACTTTTTCATTTACCCAATCACCAATAGCTGTTTGAACAGTTTCTAATTTTCCAACAACATTAGTCCCACATATAGTATCTATTATTGAACCTAAAAACTTAACTTTATCTATTAAAAAGTTTATAAAATTTGCAAATAAATGAGCTACAGCACGAATAGGATGTTTAAAAACATTGGCAAAAAATTCAGCTATACTAACTCCTAAATTATAGATAGATACAAAAGTTTGTGCTAATTTATTCCAAGTAGCAGCAATTATATTATAGATTAGTCCACCCATCCAATAGAACACTCCAACAATAATACCTGTTGCAGAGACTGCTTTACCTGTAATTTTGTTAAATACTGCCACAACACCATATATAGCTGCAATAACTAAAGCAATTCCAGCTATAATCCAAGTAATTGGACAGGTTAAAATAGCTAGATTAAGTCCTGTTTGTGCAGCAGTAGCTTGTGCTAAGGCTACGCTAACTGCTCCTAACATTGTTTGTTTTGCAAGAAGTGCTAAATTATAAATAGTAGCAATCCCTGATGCAATAGCTGTTTTTACTGCTATAAATCCCATAACTAATTTATATGCTGTTAGTAATCCTAAGACTGTAACTAAAATTGGTTGAATAGGTCCCCATATTTCATAGAGGACAGTTCCCACCATAGATATACCTTTTATAAGCCAATTTATCATAACAAAAGCTTTATTTATAAAAGATGAAACTCCATCTATAAAACCTTGGAATCTTTCTCCATTGAATATTCCACTCATAGTACTACTAATACTCATAAATGAATTAACAGCATTACTTTTTATTTGAGTAACAACATCTCCAAATGTCATTGGAATTGAATTAAATTTAGTGTTAATTTCATCTGACATTGTGAATACTGCATTCTTTATTACATCAGATGTTATCAATCCCTCTTTACTCATATCTTTTAATTCTCCTATAGACTTTCCTGTATATTTACTAATTGCTTGAGCCAATAAAGGAGCATTTTCCATAATACTTCTAAATTCATCTCCTTGTAATTTTCCAGAAGCCATAGCTTGTGTTAATTGATACATTCCTGATGTTTGTTCAGAAGTTGTTGCCCCACCAACCTTAAAAGATTTAGCCATTAATTCAGAAAATTTTACAGTCTCCATATTACTGTTAAATGCTTGTGGAGCTAATAAACCTAACTTGGAAACTACACTCGCTGTATCTAAGAAACCTGCTCTTGAATTTTTAGCAGATTGAAATATAGCTTGTTGTAGTTGCTCAGTTGTTTGTTTTCCATCATTTATCATATTTAATCTTGCTGTTGTTTGAGAAATGTTATCAGAAATATCTAATCCCATTTTTACAGATTGGATTCCAGCATAGAGTCCTATAAAACTTTTTATTTTCCCATATAAAGAATTAGCTTTATCTACTCCTTTACTTAAAGCAGTATTAAATTTATTTTGCTCTACAACATTATCTTGTATTCTTTTCTGTATATTTTTTTCTATTTCATTTAATTGTGCTCCAGCTTGTACTATCATAGTTTGAGCATTAGCTAATCTACTAGTATCAATACTAACATCTGTATTATTAACATTTTGTAAAGCTACAATAGTTGTATTTATAGCACCAACGATATTATTTAAAGGAGTGGACATTGCATCCATAAGCATTATAGAACCTTGTATCGTTGACATTAATCCACCTCCATTATTTCTTACTAGCTTCTTTTTCAGCTTGAATTCTTATCTGAATACTTGCCATTATAAATGCTTGTTCTTCCTTTGGTAGACTCAAAAATTCACTAGGCAATATATGAAACTTATGGAGGCAATAGTAAAGGATATTAGCCTCACTATCGCCACCATTTATTAGTTTTTTGCTTCTTCAGTTAAATCTTCAAGTGTTTTAAATCCATTGATTTTTTGAACTTCTGAAAATAAGTCTTGAAACTCTCCTGGTAACAACATAGCTGTCAATAAGTCAGGTTTGTTTTTTACTCCATAACTATCTTGTAATTCTTGATTTTGTAAATCTGGAAAGACAACACAAGCAGCAATTAGCATAGAAGAATACTTATTAGAATCTAATTGAGGGAATAATTGTCCTTTTTTTCCTTTTAATTCTTTAATTTCAGTATTAGCTTCTCTTAATATTTGATCTTCCTGTGCTGTTAAAGGTCTTATTTCCCATTCCACAACTTTTCCATCTTCATCTTTAAATCTTTCAGAAACTGCTACTTTTTTATTTTCTTTTTGTACTGCATTTTGTTTTAAGAATACTTCCATATTTGTCATTTTTCATCACTCCTTATATCATTCCATCTAAAATATTAAATGGATTCTTAACTATAAATTTCTCAAAAGTAAACTTTATTTCTTCATCTAAATACTCTGCTCCAGCATCAAATTTAGATAAAATTCCCCCATCAGTATTGCAACCTTGGTAAAGGATAGTTTGTCTACCAGCTTTTGAAGTAGGATCTTCATTAGAAACTTCTATTTCAAAGAAAACATCCTCTCCAGTATTTTGATACTTTTCCAATAATTCTCTAAAAATTGGAGCATTATAGTGAACTGTCATAGTTCCACTACCTTTACCACCAACAGATTTATTTCCTTTACTTACTTTACCTAAAATAGGTACTTCAGTTTTTGTTTTTTCATAACTTGCTTCAAATTTAATTGCTGTCATTAAATTATACCTTTTACCTTCTAATGTAACATAGCATTCTCCTAAGCTACCTGATACAGCATCTTTAGCATTCATTGTTATCATATCTGCCATTCTCTATCTACCTCCTATTGAACCACAACTGTCATATAAAGAATTTCCATACAATTTACAGGATTAACTGGATCTGTAACAACTACTGATTTTTTAGTTAAACCTTTCTCAACTTTAACTTTTTTAGGATCAAAATCTTCAAGTGCTTCTATTCTTTCAAGTTCTTGATGATGTGCAACTATGTCTTTCCATAATCCTTCTCTTCCAGGATTATTATTTCTGCTCTTTCCAGAATGTTTTCTGTTAAACATTAAAGCGATATCATTTCCTATTTGATCTAAAATTCTTATAGTTTGATTTGATTGGAAATCATCATTTTTATAAATAGTTATTGATGTATAACTATTTATATCAGTCAACACATATGGTTCTCCAACATTGTTATGAAATAATAATTGTCCTGCTTTTATTCCATTTATTAACTCAGATTGAGTAAACTTAGTATCAACTATAAAATCTCCATCATATTTTGTATTTGTCAATGTTGCATTAACCTCACAACTTGCTTCAGCACCTGTTAACCAATAAACTAATGATTGTTCTGGAGCACCTTCATCTTTAACTTTATTTTGTAAGTTTATTACTCCTTCATAATCTGCTGCATATCTATATACAACACATTGAAGTTTTACCCCAACTTCATCTCTCATTCTCTTAGTCCATTGAACATATAATTTCTTTATAACTTCATCTTTAGAAGTACATCCAATAGTATTGAAAGAATAAGATTCAGCTAAATCTAAAAACTTTTGATGCTCAGCACCAGTTACAGTAGTCAAGTTAGTACCATTTGCTAATTTAGTTCCAGCAGTATCTGTAAGCTGAGCTGCTTTTTTGAATACAACATAATCATTGTCAATTAATTCAGAAGCATTAGCAACAGTTTGAGCATCTACTTTCTTTGTTCCTAACATAGTAATAACATCTTTTTTATTAGACTCATCTATATTAGTCTTAACTATAATAGTTATGTCATTCCCTCTTGTTCCACTATATTTAGCAGTCGCATAATCATTACTTGCTTTTACACCATTACCATTTAATCTATAAAGATAAACAGTTTTAGCTTTCATAAATAAATCTCTTAAAGGTTTCATTTTTTCATCTGTATAATCATATCCAAAAAGTTTCATAGTATCTTTTTGAAAATCACTATTTTCAACTTTAAAAATGTCGCCATCTACTCCCCAATCAAGTTCAGTAGCAATAGCAGCAAAACCTCTATCAGATATATTTACTGTTGCTCTTGAAGCAGAAACAAAGTTAATATATGCTCCTGGTAAAACTTTATTTTGAGTTAAAAAAGTTCCTCCACCATTCATTATTGAACCTCCTTATTCATAAAATTTTCTATAATTTCATCTATTCTTGAAAAACTATATTCTTCATCATCTTTTAATAAAACATTCAATATATCTTTTCTATTGGAATATCTTTTACTCGCGATAATTTGTTCTTTTGAATATAGAATTTCATCATCTTTTTTTGTTTTAGTTGCCATTAGTCCCTCCTATCTGGTTTTACATCTGTTTTTAATTCTTCCATAAATGGATCTTCTTCTCCTACTTTTCTTACAAATGGTTTGAAAGTTATAAAGTAATGAAGATTTCCATCTATAAACTGTGAATTTCTATCTAAGCCTCTTAATAAATCCCCTTCTTCAGTTTTGATTAATTCCAAAGTATTATTTAATTTTTGTGCCATTTCCATTAATTCCCAATTGCCATCCTCATTCTTAGGAAAATACTGAATATCTAAATCTATTTTTTGTTTATATCTATTCCCTAATACTTGTTTTTCATTAGGATTTAATAGCTGAATAAAAAAGCAAGGCTCTTCAAAACCTTGCTTAATCTTATTTACATATATTTCTACTTCTGGAAATGTTTTCTCAAGAGTATTAGATACAGCACTTACTACTCTACTTAGCATTACCAAACACCTTCTTCAATATACTATCTAATTTCTTTTCTAATA